GATGTAGGCTACGCTACCAATTGAATCCCGTATCTTGCACGGTGCTTCCTGAACCACAGTCAGGAGCGAGATTACGGAACCCCAGATACGGCGTCGGGCTTCACGTAAAGTGGTACTGGTCATCATGACCAGCGTGTCTTGCGGCTGTGAGAGCCAATTGATGATCCCCCATGCGGCGAACGTGTGGGACTTTCCGCTCGATGCGGAGCCACCGACGGCGAGATATTTATTGCGTATAGCCGCCCGTATCATTTGCTCGGCCCACGGATGTCGGACCATCAGAGGCTCTGGCAGATCTGAATTGTTCCACAGTTCATCACAACATCTCCAGAAGTAATATTCCTTTGCTTTCGCGTTGGTGTGATTAGCGAAACCGAATAAGAGAGCAGTAATGAGATTGGTTGGGGGGATCAGAATTCCGCCGACATCCATTTTCTTTGTCGTTGGGTCGATTCGCGGCTCCAACATTTTTTTATTTTTTTCTTCTGAAGTACTCATTTTTTTCTTGCGCGGTTATCTTACGTACTATAAACATTCCGTCAACAACCAATGAGTGATGATTCGGAGACCGAAAATTTAGTCCTTGAGAGGGCTTTGGAGATGTACGCCAAAGACTACAAAATCAAGACGATTGCAAAAGAACTTAACGTCCACGCTGGAACCATCCGCCGCTGGTTCAAAAAGGCTGGCATTCCCGCCAAGAAGAATGGATTCGCCAGACCGAAGAACAAGCCTGTTGCTGACGTATATACCGATCAGCTCGCTGTTGATCTCGAAGGGAATCTAGACGGCTACACCGAAGACGCTATCCGTCTCGCCAAACACGATGCCCGTATCGCAGAGGACTCTGCCTTGATGGACATTGCCGAAGCGCAGTCTACGCCAGCAGACAAGTACCAGCACTACATCGCCGCTGCTGGAATTAAGCTGTTGCGCGACTCTATGAAGAATCTCAAAGGCCCACGAACTGTTCGTGAGCTTTCTGAACTGGACCAATTGATCCGCCGCAATTTGGGACTGAACGCAAAAAGTGGTGGCGGACAAAGCAAAATGCACATTGACATCTCAATCCTCAACAATACAAAAGCAGATCGCGGTGACGGTTCCGTTACCAGAATGAAACCAACAATCATTGATGTAGAAGAATAATATGTTTAAGCACGTAATCCCAGAATTCAATCCTAACTCGCTAGTAAAGAAGAATCTTCCTAATGGAGATTTTAATTTCGAAGTCAAAACACTAGCTGGTCTACACTATAGAACATTCCCCCACACAGCTAGAGAAGTATTCTTCTTACAGACGCTGAGTAAGGGAAGCACAATTCACGTGCCGGAAAGTGGCGACGGAGTATTGGTTAGGGCCGACATAATTGACTATTTACACGAACGATGATCGATAGGCGTTTCACCAAAGAAAACCAAAGTCTTATTCTGGCTTTGGTATCTGAAGAATTTTCTTGCGAGCCATCAGATATTTTTAGCAAGAATAGATCCGCTAGAAATTCTAATGCGCGGCACGTCGCAATGTCTCTGATGAAAATTTTGTTGGACTGCACTCTAGCGGAGATAGCCCACTTGTTTAATCGAGATCATTCAACGGTGATTCACGCCAAACGGAAAATCGATTCCAGTAAAAAGCTTCAGGAGACCGCTCTTAAAGTCGCCAAGAAATACAAACTTGCGACTGATCAAAAAGAAGAATGATCATCGGTATCGACAACGGACTCGACGGCGGATTATGTGCGATATCGGCACACGACGGATCTGTCATCGATATGTGGGCGACACCAACATTTGAGCGAGCTGGCAAGCGGGAAGTAGATACAAAGACTATCTACAACTGGATCACCGACCTGCACACCGAACCATTGATCGCGATTGAGGAACCGCTGAAACACGCGAAGTCCTCACAAGCGATGCGTTCGATGGGGATCTCATATGGGAAGATCCTTGGCATGTGTGAGTCACACCATCTTAAAGTCAAGCCGATCCAAGTTCTGGACTGGCAAAAGGACATGCTCGGCAAAGTGCCGAAGTCCCAAACAAAAACCTTCGCGCTACGTAAGGCGCAAGAACTTGCTCCAGATGAGGACTGGCGTAAGAACAACCGTTGCACGGTACCACATGATGGTATCGTTGACGCCTACCTCATAGCGCAATACGCCAGAAAAAAATATGGATAAGATCAAAGAAACAATCGAACAGTGCCTCAATGACGAAGAGGAGATCCTACTCGCCACCGGATTTGAGGAAGCATTCATGGGTATCGCCCGACAGTTCGGTAGGCCGTTTGCCGTCTACAACTTCGAGAAGTGTCTTGAAATCTTGGAGCGCGACATGGCTTCAGATGAAGCGATTGAGTACTTCTACTACAATGTCGAAGGCGCGTACGTCGGCGAAAACACTCCGGCATTCCTGTCTTGGGCCGACGGATATGAGGCCACTTAAAATTTTTCAATTTTTTTCTCGACTCCCCAACGAAGTTGTGGTAAGTGCTGTCTCGAATGAAGACACTATACCCGAAACAAGAACTAGCAAAAGACTTTTACCTTAACTGCCAACGCCAGAAGATTAACACGCTGGACAGCTCCAGCGTCGGTACTGGCAAGACGGTTGTGGCTGTCCATCTCGCAAAGGAACTTGGCGCACCAGTAGCTGTCCTTTGCCCGAAAGCTGTCATACCAGCATGGCAGCGTGAGTTTGCAGAACATGGCGTTGTGCCGACGTTTATCACCAATTTCGAGAAGGTCCGCAATGGCACGACCCACTGGATGACCAAAGTTGGCAAGAAGATCATGCGCTGGAACCTGAACCCTGATTCCTTGATCCTTGTCGATGAGATCCACAAGTGCAAAGGACCGTACACGCAGAACGCACAGCTGGTCATCTCATTGGTACAACAGGGCTTCCGTGTCCACGGCATGTCTGCCACAGCCGCCGAAGATCCTACAGAGATGCGGGCTTTAGGATTCCTGTTGGGACTGCACTCTCTCAACAAGCCGGAGAAGGGACTGTCTAGCTGGTACAGCTGGATGATGCAACACGGATGCTACCAAGACGATTGGGGTGGATGGAAGCTGTCGAACCGCAGTAAGCTGGCTCTGATCCGCCAAGCAATCTATGGGGTCAACGCCAACAAGCTGACTCCAGCGGACTTTCCAGACTCGTTCAGAAACAACCGTGTGTTCGTCGAACCGACCGAATTCAAAGACCTCAAGAAGATCGACAAAGCCTACGAGCAGTTGGGCCTCACGCCAGCGATCATCGACGAGTATATCCTTAACGGAACCGTAGCAAATAGCGAACACGTTCTCGTCAACATACTTAAAGCCCGCCAGTTGGCAGAGTCCTTCAAAGTTCCAGATATTGTCGAAATGGCAGAGGACTTTATTAATGGCGGCAACAGCGTGGTTATTTTTGTCAACTTTACCGATACCGTCAATTCGCTGTGTGGTCTCCTAAACTGTCCGAAGATCGACGGCAACCAGAACGCCGCTCAGAGACAGCAAGCCATCGACGATTTCCAAAATGACGTAGCCCACTGCGTTGTGGTCAACATCGCGGCTGGCGGGACTGGTCTGTCATTACATGACATACGTGGCGAAAGGCCACGCATCTCCCTGATCTGTCCCACATTTAACGCCAAAGACTATCTGCAAGTCTTGGGTAGAATACACCGCAATGGAGCCAAGTCAGATGCCGTGCAGAAAGTGCTTGTCGCCGCTGGAACAATTGAGGAGCATGTCATGAAAGCAATCAAGACCAAGACCGAAAATCTAGTGGCAATCCACGGCACATAAAATTCCCAACTTTTTTCTTTACACAACTTATGCCCTGCTTATCGTAGTGGCACTACTAATTAGATATACCGATTATGCCAAAAGACAGTTGCTACAAAAAAGTAAAGGCTCAGTATGAGGTATTCCCCTCAGCGAGAGCCAGCCAAGCCATTGCCAAATGTCGCAAGGAATCTGGAAGCGTTCGCAAGAGCGAAGAAGGAACCAGCCTAAAGCGTTGGCAGAAAGAGAAGTGGGTTGACCAGAAGACTGGCAAGCCGTGTGGAGCTGGTGGCAAAAACGAATATTGCCGCCCGACAAAGCGTGTCTCCAGCGATACGCCAAAGACGGCTGGCGAGATGTCATCGTCAGAAAAGAAACGCAAGATCTTGGAAAAGGCTCGCGTCGGCATGGGCAAACGAGTAACACCAACGAAGTAATATGTCATTCGGAACAGGAGCAGGAAAAGGCGATCTGCCGCGACACGTGGACGGAGAAGCATACCGCAATAACTTTGACGACATCTTCCGCAAGAAGCCTACTTATGCAGAGCTTCTCAAGAAGCACGACACCGCAATCTCAGAAGGAAAATTCGATAGAGCAGCAGAACTAAAACAACAACTACAATCAGTAATCGAAAACCATGAATGAATATAATGATCCCAAAGGAGCAGTTGGCGCAACCAAAACACCGCTCGGACTTATTCCACCGTCAGCAATGGAACAAGTTGCTTGGGCGCATAAGTTGGGCGCGGATAAGTACGGTCCGTGGAATTGGCGCAAGACTGGCGTGTGCGCTAGCACTTACGTTAACGCCATCCTGCGGCACCTTAACGCGTGGCGGGACGGAGAAGATCTCGATCCTGAATCCGGATTCTCGCACCTTGCACACATTGCCTGTTCCTGCAACATCCTTATGGACGCCTCTGCGGTAGGCAAGCTACAGGATGACCGCAACAAGCTACCGACTAACGGAGAAGTCGAAGAGGATTCTCCGGTAAACGGTATGACCGACGAAGAGTTTGATAGAATCATCGCTTCGCTCAGAGGTGACTTGGAAGACTTTGGATTTGAGTTGTCTATTGACGATGTGCCTGAACCCGACACCGTGCCAGAATACCGTATACTCTTTGCGGATGATAGACTACAGGACGGTGACGAAGTCTATGTCGGTGAAGGTCGTTGGTTGACACTGTATATTGAAAGTTGGGCTACGCCAGCCTATGTAAACAATGGAACCTACCGCCGCAAGATCACAAAGTGTGATCTTAAAGAAAAGGTCGCAGATTGCGACCTTAAAGAAGAAGCTTGTGATTCCAATTCGGAACAACAAGACATGGGTGAATGCACGTGCGGTCGCCGCTACATTTACCATTGGCTTTACGGCTGGATCTGTGAAGACTGTGACATCAAATATCCAGATCCATACAACTCATGAAACCAATTAAGATCACAGTCGAAGGGCCAAAAGAAAAGTCGCTGCAAATCACACTGCCAGTTGACGCACCGATTGAGTACTACGTCGAGACATTCCGCACCATTATGGTACACCTTACATGGCATCCAGATGTAGCGGAGTCGATCTTCAATAAGGAGACTCTTGAGGACTACGGCATTTAAGTTACCGCTCAGGAACTAAATCAGAAAACAGAAACCAATTAACAGTAACATTACCGATCAGGAACCATGAAAACCATAACAACAAGAATAACAGTGCTGCCAGAAAACCAGCCGATCTTCAGCGAACTCGCCACAGAAATCAGCATTACGGACGAAGCCGCTGGTCCGTTTATTGAAATGCGGCAGATCTCACAAAGCGGCAATGAGGATGTTCTTCATTTTGAAATTGACGAGTGGTCACACGTCGCAAAGGCTGTGGGCAAGCTGATCCAAGAAATCAAGAAACTGAAGCCATGAGTGATACGCCAAACACACAAGCTGTATTACAAGCGGCTGATGGTCGGTGGACTTATTCCATTAAGAACTTCTGTGAAAGCATGGAGCGCAAAATAAAAGAGCTGGAAGCCGAACGCGACACCGCATTGGACGACTTGGAGTTTCGACGTGGACTTTTCCAACTTCAAGAGCAACAGCTCAATGCTGTGAGAGCCTCACGCGACGGGCTGCAACGCGAGCTTTCCGAAATGACAGCCTATGCCGATAAGCTGGCGGCTGGCTTTCCAGAAGGGATGTTGCCAAAGGACGTAGAGGTCCTCCGCGAAGCCAACGCGAAACTTGCCGAAGAGGTGAGCGAGTACAGAGGACTGCTTATTGAGCTTTACAACGACATCAACGTCATCCATTCCGGCAACGCCGTCGCTAAACTCAACCGCCTCATGCGCGACGAAAACTACAACTGATGATTTTAATTGTTGCCGCCGCTGCTTCGCTCGGCTTTGCTGTCGGAGCCATCTTCACCGAAGCCATGATCCGAAAGTCGGAACGACGACGTGCAATGGAGTACGCTAAAGAAATTATTGAGATCTACAAGAAGACAAATGAACGAGACAGAGAGAACATGTACAAAGTGTGGCTCAACTAAACCGGAACGAGAATTTTATTTTGGAGTTTCCGCTTGCATTAAATGCAGGAGCGATTACCACAAGAGCTGGTACCAACGCAACCGCGAGAAGCGGATCAAACAGATCGCCGAATACGACAAACGAACAAACCGAAAAAGTAAGTAACATCAAACCATTCAAAGTAACATGACCAATGTTACTTTGAAAACAAATCAGAACCAATGAAACCACTACCGTCTAGACGCTACACCTGCAAAGTGTGTGGGCATAGAGGACGCCGCACCAATGTGGCATCAGAGCGATTAAGAGAACCAATCTGTCCGCCATGTGAAAAGGGCGTTCGATATCTGACTTCGATTATCCGTCACATCTCTTTGTTCAACCTAATTAAACTTGTAATCAAAACTAAATACCGTGAAACTATATCAACTACAAAGGATTCTTGAACACCGTAGAAAAGTAGAAAAGATTTTCAGGGACGCCGAAAAGGTCGGCGTCATTGACATCAACGGCCCGCTTTTCAATACCGTATGGCATGCCATTGAATCCGTTACCAGCATCGTGGACCCGCATGGCTGGATCGAGTGGTACGTCTACGAGAACGAGTACGGAACCAAAGAGTATGAAGCCACTGTCAATAATAAGACCTTCAAAGTAAAGTCCGCAAAGGATCTACTTGCCCTAATCAAAGAATCAGAAAAGATATGAGCATTGTTGACGACGCCATTGAAAAATTGCTTGCAGACCGCAGGAACGCGATGCAAGATGCGGCGTACTGGAAGCAGGAAGCTGAGAAGTGGAAGCAGATGGTAATCTTTAAATCCAATGAACACCGAAAACATCGAGCGACAAATAGCTCAAAACATAATCTTAACCGCTTTGAAAGAAGCATACTTCAAAAGGGTTAAGAAAGAAAAGTTAGGGTCTACGCCAGTGCTTACCGCTGAAATAGAATTACTCGAACTCGCAATCAAAGAACTTATACAGACAATTAAGGAAGATGAAAAAAGTGGAACCATTTAAAATCATGGGCCGTTATGGCCATTCGTGTACTCTGACAAAACTTAAACCCAAACGATATCTGATCTCATTCGTTGAACCGATAATCAGTTTTGGCGGACATCCAGACTTGGAGTTCGTCGATCCTTCCGGCGGTCCGTTCATTCGTGTCGGAACATCGTTGCGGGAATACCACCCCAAATTGCCGAATAAAAAGATTGTCGCCATCGAGCGCAACGATAGACTCCTCATCATCGTAACAGAATGAAACAGCAACCAGACCACAGCTCTCGCGGACACGCAGAGTTTTCGCCATCGTCTTTGAAGTACGTTTCAAAGTGCGCTGGATTCCACGGACGTGAAGGCACCAACTCAGCTGCCGAAATGGGTACCCGTATCCATGAGGCTTTGGAAGTACACGATCCGTCTGCCCTACACAACGAACAGGAAGTCGAGATCTATGAGAAGATCGTCGAGATGGAAAAGAACTTCTTGGATAACTTCAGCGGCATTGCCGAAGAACACAACGAGATCCAAGTAGACGTTAAGCTCAACGGCACAGAGACGTGGGGTACTTGCGACCGATTCCTGATTCTTAAAAACGGCAACGCCATAATGGCGGACTACAAGACTGGCATCAGCATCATCGACCCACCAGAAAAGAACTGGCAAGCCAAAGCCTATACGGTTGGGGCGTTCCAGAAGTTTCCAGAGGTAGAAGAAATTACCTTCGTATTCTATGTGCCACAACACGATCAGTCACTGTATCATACCTTCAAACGGTCGGAGGACTACGATAATCTGGTACAGGAACTTAGTGCCGCTATCCTCAAAGCCGAAGCCACAAGACCAAAGTGGATCGGCGGCAAGCCAGCAATTGAAGAACTCACTCCATCACCGAACTGCCGCTTCTGCCGATACGAAGACATGTGTCCGGCTTTGGGAGGACTAGTCTTGGAAGTCGCCAAGAAGCTAGATCCACAACTTCCCGATGTGGATATCGAAAACACGGAAGATCCAGTTATTCTGGAAGAACTATGGAGTATCGGCAAGATCGTCAGCAATTGGGCTGATCGCCAGAAAGCTCGCACTCTTGAGTTGGTTAAGGATGGTTTACAATTACCAACCCTTAAACTTCAATCGATGGGAGCATCAAAGAAAGTCACTGACAATCATGCGCTTATGGGGATAGCTCTCGAATACGGGATGACGCCAGAAGAAGTCATGGATGAAGCTACTTTCCCGCTCTCCAAGATAGCGAAAGCCATTGGTGATCGCCAAGAAAAATCAGAAAAGAAAAAAATTACGCAAGAATTTCTTGACGCCTGTCAAAATGCTGGCATCGTCGAAAGCTCTGACACGCGCTACACACTAAGGTGAAGCGTCTGTCACAAACAAGAAACTAGAA